CGGAATCAATCAGGCCGCTGAAGTGGCGGACATGTCTGAGTGCGCGGATGCCCGTAATGTGTGGGCGCCGCGCGGCAAATTGGAGCAGCGTCCTGGCTACCTGGGACGCTGTGTCTTGCCTGAAGAGTCGCTGATAAGCGAAGTGGCTGTCGCTCAGGTAGACATCACCAAAGAAGAATCAGTTGGTGTGTTCACCAACACGAACGATTTGTCGGGGCTCTCCGCGACGGCGCGCTGGCATTTGATTGTGGATGCAGCAAGCGTTGCAAACACATTCCAAATTCTCGGCTGCGGCGTGTCATTCGCGGCCACCAACATAAACGCGAACGGCGTTTCGATTTTTGTTGAGTACTGGGACGGTGAGGAATGGACGTATCTAGACTCACGTGAGGTTACTAGTTACGTCTCTCGCATCCATCTTGGCGCCACTGCCGGGCATTGCTTTTTCCCCTGGCCGCGTGACCTAACAACATTTGATTCAGCTGTCATAGGTGGGACTATCACCAGCGCTGTTGCGTTCCGTTTTACCATTGTGCAGGGCCCTGTTGATGCTGAGCTAGACGGGTCTGTACTTGTTGATACGTCAGCGCAGAAGATAGTTCTTCAGTATGCTTACAGCGGTGGGCGTGCTGCCAGCGGTCTTGCTACGGCGGTGAAGTTTAAATCCTCTATCCGTTATCTCTTGAACACGCAGATAAGCGGCGCGGTAACGTTTAACTTAGGTCAGTTGAACGGCATCGTATCGACCTCAGAAGTTATCTCTGGTTCTATCGGGCCGCTGCTACAACCTCCGACCATTGCCGTGGTCCCAGAAACTGAGGAAGCGTTTGTCGCGTCAGGTGGTACTGTAACTAGGCACTTGGCTGTACCCTCCAGCAACATTAGCGCGACTGTTGAGACGGGTGATTTCGCGGTTGGGCCAAATGCCCCTTACGACAAAAACTACATCGCGCAGCGGTCTGATTTTCCTGCGGCCAAGTTCATCACGTATTTTCAGAATCGCATCTGGTACGCGACGGATACGACAGTGGGTTGGGGCGCGGCGCTGCCGTATCACAAGGTGTTTCCGCTTTTGTCAGAAGAATCATTCGCTGATGAAGACAACAGCTACATCACGGGACTGTCGAGCCTCGGCGAGAATCTGATCGTCTTTAAAGAACGCAGTATCTGGATGATGGTGTTCGATAGCTTGAACGCTTTTAGCGAGGCTGTTTTCCGGCGCCGAAAAATTGTCAGCGGGGTCGGTTGTGTAGCGCAGGCCAGCATTCAGAAAATAAATGATGAGCTTGTGTTTCTGTCGGAGCGCGGTCTGTACGCCTTCAATGGACAATCAATACGAAAGATCACTTTGTCTAAAGGTCAAGACCGTTTGCGCGACTTGTTTGCGAACGGCGTGATTGATCGTACGCGCTGCACCGCCGTGGATTGGAAAAAGTATGGTTGCTATCTGCTTGCTTTCAGTCACTCCGCACTTAGCGGCTCTCCCTCCGCGGGCCTTGAAGGATTTGACGCGTACGCCGTAGTGGACTCAAACGATTTGGTCTTGGTGTGGGACTACGAGCACGACACGTTTTGGCTGTGGGATGACATGCGGGTGCAAGCGTGGATACCCGTCACTGACGCTAACGGCACCGACCATCTTTATTTTGTAGACCCTTACAGCCGAATCTTCGAACTTGACGCGAGCAACTACGATCACGGGGCGGCTATCACTTCATACGCGACGACGCAGCGCATGGGATTGAATAGCAACAACACTAAATCGCTTCGCCTGGTCAGCATCACAGCCAACAATACAGCGAAGTCGTTACTTATTGAGTGTCTCCCCGACGACGCGGTGGAAGCAGCTAACAACGGGACTGGAACTTTGTCGCTCACGGATTTCAACGAGAAAGAATACGGCGCTGCTGTTTACGACACTGACATCTACACTGAGGAACGCCGCCGCCAGAATCGTTTGGGCTTCAAACTCAACGGCCAGTATTTTCAAATTAGACTGACACACTCAGAGAAGAACAGGCCGTGGGCGCTGTCGTCTCTGCGCGTCGGCTTTGAGGCGTTGGGGATTCGATGAGTGAATCACCCACACCAGGCGGGCGAGGACCGCGTCGCGACAAAGACGGCATCGTCAATCAGGACGAAACCGATGCCCTCCGTCGAGGAACGCGGCGCTACGACGGCTGGTATCTGGGGGTGGGTGACAACAATTCATTGGGGGTTGCTACAACTGTAGATGTAGCCAACCGCGTTCGTCTTGTTCCGTTGGATTTCTATCCCTTCGGATTTGTACTCAAGCGTGTTGGGCTTGTTGTTGATGGACCCGTGGCCGCGTCAACTGCACAAGTTGGATTGTATCTCTATCAGAGAGAGCCAAAAGCGCAGTTCATCTTAGTGTCTGGTAGCTCCATGACCTTGAGCTGTGCTGGCGCCGGGCTGATTCAGGCAACGCTCACGCGCGAAGTGCAAGTAGAACCTTTCACACGTCTCTTCATCGGTTCGGTGTTTTCGGACGTGAATATTGCTGTCGCAGGCCACGACGTCTCGTCATTTCGGCGCACGCCGATTCTATATATAGATATGCCTTCTACAGCTCTTCCCTCTTCTCTCCTGCGTTCTGTTCTTACTTCCGACACTTCCGAACCTGTTCCTTACGTAACGTACTCATCTGTCGAAGCTGTTCAAACGGTGGTGTGACAATGGCTATCAATTTAGGAATTAGTTATCCAATTTCAGCCGGCACGGTTGTACGTTCTGCGATCAACTCGATTCTTGCGGCCATCGTCTCTAAGTTCAATGCCAACATAGACAACAGTGATATCTCTTCCACAGCGAACATCTCGCCGACCAAATTGTCTGCGAGCAACACTGAGTGTTGGGTCACACTTCCCTATCTTGAACGCGGTACCGTGTGGCCAGCTGTTTCGGCTACTACGCCGTTAGTTGCAGCTGCACTGCCCGGCCAATCTGGTGATGCTAGTTGGGTAGCAACTGATGTGAGTTGGGTATGTAACGATATTGGTACTGCGGACGCTAGTTTTGATGTTCGATACGGTCACTATGATGGTACAGGCGCTTGGACCAACGATGGCAGTGTTACATTGGGAGTCGTTCTTACACGCATCGGCGGGGACGGAACTGGTAGTCAAGGTAGGTCCTCAAGACTGAGTGTTAGCATTCCTAACGGCGCCACCGTTACTAGCCTTGCATTGATGTCTGCCGGTGCGGGAACGGGTGTTGTTTCTGCTGCAACAGGATTTTTGGTAGTCTCGGTCAGACTACGCCGCGTTCTTCAATCGATTTAAGAGGTTCTGACTATGCCTGGTTTATTGGACCCTGCTGTCTTAAAAAAACAAGCTGACGACTACGCGGCGTGGCAAGCATCGCAGAAAAATTCCCAGCCAGCGGCATCACCAACACTAACACCCACTTCGGCGTCCCCGCCCGCAGCTAAACTACCTGCGGTTACACCAGCGGCTCCGCAAAACTCAACCTCATTTGGGGGAATGAACTTTGCGCCGGGCGGACCAAATTTTGGGGTGAAACCCGATTATACAGCTGTGCAAAAGAGCGCAACTGCATTGGATGCAGGAGGTATCAACCTCGGTGGACTTAACAGTCCTAAACAAGTTTCAGCGCCTGCCGCGCTATCCAGTAATGGGTATCAAGGACTGAACCTTGGGAACGCAGGCGGTAACGGCCCAAAACCAAACGGTGGAGTAGTGCCAGGTGTTGGAACGGGTGGACCTCCTCCGCCAATAACTACCGCGCCACCAAAAGTTGAAGGTCAACAGGACATCTCCTCATTGTGGGCAGATATTCTTAAAGACCACGATGCTGGGAGACAGGGTCTATTCAATCAAGCTAACGCGGACGAAGCCGGTGCCGCACGACGCAACGCTGAGGTGAATGCTATCTCTGGTGGTGGAGTAGGTGGCGCGTTTGCGGGTGGGAATGCACAAGTTGCTATTGGCGGAATGCAGGCGCGGCAGAAAGCTCTCCAAGATTTCAACAAGCAAGGTGTTGAGCTGAAGATGGCGCGGCTTGAGCAGCTCATTAAACAAGCTGAGGCTAAGGGTGATCGCGATCTTTCACGCGAGCTGCAAGCTGAGGCTGACAAGACGGCTATGACTCTGAAGGGCTTGGATGTTCAAGGCGGCACGAACGATATCAATTCGCTAGCTAACGGAGGCTAATAAAATGGGAACTTACGATTCCAGCACTTACGGCGGCGGGAATGCTTATTCAGACCAACGTGAATCAGCGCGTTCGCGTTTGTTGGGATTGCTCGATCAACAGCGTCAAGCTGAAGAAGCTCTCACTGCAAAGCGCAAACAGCAGGCTGGTGAGGCCAACATGGACGCAGCCAGCGAGTGGATGGGGCGTGGCTTGAAGGGCGCCGCGATGGGCAGTCCTTTCGGACCGATGGGCGCAGCTATCGGTGGCGGCATTGGCGCACTCAGCGGAATTCTTGGTGGAACCCTAGCTCACCACAAAGCGGGTGAGGGCTGGTTGTCATCTATCGGCGACACGCTGACGGAAAATCCTCTACATGGATTGGATTCAGCACTAGGCAGCCCGCTTGTTGGTGCTGGTATTGCAAACTTAGCTGGCGGCGCAAACGGAGGCTCAAGTCGAAACGCTAGCGTGACCGATTATTTGAGACAACCTACAGGAGCTAAAGGTTCCTCAGGTCTTTCTGGACCAAGTTATGGGGCTGGACCAAAGTTTGGTGCGGACCAACCATTCAAGTTTAGCAGCGATGCTCCTATGGGTCCGCCAGCACCTAGTCCTACTTCTGACATGATGCCGGATGAGTTCAAGTTCAAGAACTACGGGTGATGTATAATGCCACCGAACTTACAGAACACTCTTTACTTTCGTCTCCAAGACCAAGAGCGTGCAAAGGCATTGCAGCAGCGCGAAGGCGAAGCGCAAAACGCAGACATCATTCTCAAGGCGGGAGACCAAGCGGAGCGGCAGCGTCAAGGCGCGTTCGAGCGGCAGCTTACTCAAGCTGAGCTCCTTGGAAAGCAGGCGGCGCTGGATGGCAAGGAGACGCCTCAGTTCAGCAATGAGAATTTCAATGTCGGAGCGGGGGGTGCGGCCTCAGAGACACGTGGCCAACTCAGAGCTACTGAGCAAAAGGGCCAGTTGCTGCGAGACATTCAAGCACTGAAGGACAAAGAGGCGGCGCGGCGCGAGGAGATGCAACAGAACGCGCAGACTGACCGCGCGGGCATTGCAGGGCAATCAGCAATTGACGTCGCTAGGATTAACCAGGGCGGTCTGAGTTATCGCGCTGAGCATTTCCCGCACGCGGCATCTGCTCCAAAGCCGCCGTCGCCAATGGATCCGAAATGGAATCCATACGCGGCGAAGATGTTGAACTTACGCGCGCAGCTAAGCGCGAACGCCAAAGTCTGGAATCAGGCGCAGATGGACGCTGCATCAACACAACTGCGGCGCGCCGAGCAAGACGCGATTGGTTACGCCCGAGCTGCTGGAATGAATGTACCTGATTACCAATCAAGTGAGGATTTGCCGACGCCGGCCGTGCCGGCTCTAGAACCACTACAACATGATACTGAGGCGCCGCCCTCGGACGATGATTTCGATCAATACTTGAAGTAGGAGGCTAGCAATGCCTGGCCGCCCGTTTGACCCGCTGAGAACTGAGCAAGAGCGCGTCGAACGCGGAGCACAGGCGGCCTCTCAAACTGAGGGCTACTCCGAAGGCGACTGGCGTGAACTACAAGCCCGCCAAGTTCAAATGCCTTCGCGCGAGGAGCGCTTACGCTCTGCGGCTGAGGAAGCAAAGAAAGCACTGCCGGGCGCTTCGGTTGAGGAGCTCCGTGCGCAAGCCAGGAAGAATTACGACACCATTACCCAGCGCTATCAACAGCACATCGGCGCTGAGCAGACGGCGCTGAAAGAGGCTGAAAGAGCGGGCGCTGGTTTGCGTGCGAGCGATGTTCGCAAAGACGACGGCAGCCTGCCCAGTAAGACGGATGACGAGTCCGCACTAGGATGGATTACGCGGCAGCTGCGGCGTTCGGCGCGGGGCGTGGTGGGCGGTGTTGCGGGTGCGCAGCAAGAGCTGCGTAACATTACTAAGGATGTGCCACTCAGTCAGGGAAGTTTCAAAGAGCCACGCGCAGATGTAACGATACCTGGAGTTGATACTACTGATTTGCTTTTGGCAGGCGTCCCCGCTGTCGGCTCCGCTTTGATAGCAGGCAGACATCTGCTCACAGATGTTCCTAAGCCTGAGCCCACTAAGATTAGTGTGGGCGCGTCCGATGTTGTTGGCACAATGGTGCCACCGCTTGGAACGCTGATGAAGACCGCGCTGGCAGGCGGCAACCCCCGCATGTTTGGCGTGCCTGTCGGTAGTGCTGCAAGTGAACTGGTGCAGCATCCAAGCAAGCTGGTTGACGTTGCGAAGTCAGCGGGTAAATCGGCGCTCGCGGCATTCAACGATCGCACGCCGCAGACAGAGAACGATTTAATCACGCAGCTCGAACACACAAAACAAGACTATATCAAGAAATCGGTCGAACAGGCTAAGCAAGAGATGCAGGGCGCTGACCTCCCTGCAATCAAAGCGCGCGCCAAGGAAATCTATAAACAAGCTGTCAGCTCCGACTTGATGACTGTGGACCATCCGAATCTAGCACAGATGGCGGGGGAGTTTTTGCTCGACCCACTGAACTTTGTCCCCGTGGGTAAAATTGCAAAGGGCACCGGTAAGATCGCAGCGAAAATTCCAGGCGCGGAGAAAGTAATCGCAGGCGCATACAAGGCGACAGAGGGCTTTCGTCACCTGCCCATCTTTGACCCGCTACGCATGAGTGGAGACCAAGCTGCTAAGGACATCGTCCCTATTGCGGAGTTAGCAGAGCAAGAGGCGCAGCGCGTTCCGCGAATTGTTGGGCGTTTGAAAGAGGGTCCGCTAGCCATAATACAGAAAGCGACAAAAGATGAAGCAGACAAAGTGTTGCTCTACGAAGTGGCGACGGGAAAGAAAGATGTTGCTGAACTGCCGTCACATCTCAAAGACGCGTACGAAGCCACAAAGAAACTCGAAGCCAGTCACCGCGCCCTCCGAAATGCGCTAGGTCTAGCGTCTGAGTTTGATTCACAGGGCATCCTGAAAGCACCTGAGGTGTTGCCCAACTACGTTCCGCGGCGTGTCAAAAAAGAGATTGAGCAGCAAGGCCTACAAGGTGTTGATGTTCAACCTGAGATGCGCAGCACTCTATCTGTCGCGTCGGCGAAAGCGCGCAAGGCACCTACAGATGATCTGTACATCCCCGACGTAGCAAAGCAGTGGGAGGCGGAGCTCCATGATGTAGAGCGTATGGGTACGGCCGCTTTGGAAATCAAACGCACGCGCAAGATGCTGGCGGATGAGGGAGCATTGATCGAACTCCCTGTTGCTCGTGGGGCTGGGCGCGAAGAAGCAAAAGCAGAAGCCGCGATAGCAAAATCGATCAAAGAAGAGGCGTTTGCGACGAAGCATGCAGAGGGCTTGCGCGAACAAGCTATCAAGATGTCGCAAGATGCACAGATGTTGAAGACGGCCTCAGAGGGTCGCGCGACTGGAATCACGGATGCGCGTCAAGCCGAGTCCCTAAAAATTGAGGCGCGGCAGCTGGAGAACAAAGCGCAGCTCATGGCGGTCGAAGCGCAAAAGCTAGACCGCAAGGCGCTCGAGATAAAGAGCGGGCGGCAGGACCTACTCGGCAAAGCGGCAGTTGCGCAGAAGACGGCAGAGACAGCACGTGCCAGCTACGCCAAAGCAGAGCAGCTGGGTAAAGAGCTGTCTAACAAGACGGGAGTTGAATGGGTCAAGCTCCAGCCTGAACTGCAAAAGATTGTCTCTGAGAAAACGGGCCGCCCCCTGATTTCGCAGCAGGGTGACACCCTAACCATACTCCCGAAACCAATCGCGGAGCGGTTTCGAGCGTTGACGCCACTGCTCAGTAAGACGCCCAACGCTACTGACGAGGCGGTAAAATCGTATGGCAAGCTGATGCAGGCCTACGTCAGGCCGATTCAACGCATCTGGCGCACCGCAAAAACGCTACCCGCGCCTGTGTTTCATGTGAAGAACGGGTTAGGAGCATTCTCCCTTTCTACTGTTGCGCATGGTCTGAATGCTTTGAATCCGAAATTACAGGGCGCGGCAGCGCTGACCGCTCTCGAGGCCGCGGGCTTTGGCAGCAAGCGGGCGATGGAGCTGCCGTTTCAATTGCAGTCCGGCAAAGTCATCAAGCTCGGGGACGCGCTGAAGATTGCTCAGCGCATCGGCATCGTAGACCAGTTTGCTCTCAAGATGGGCTACGACATGACGATGTCAGAGAGCGGCAAGCTGGCAAAGCTAGCTAAGGGCGTTGAGGACCTCTCATCATTCAACGTCAAAGGCCTACGCAGCATGAGCAAATTGTCGCCCGCGCAGATTGCTCGCGCAACTGACAACTATCAGCACTTGGTAGTTTTCTTGGGCTTCTTGAAAGGCACGGATAATAGGTCTGTTGCTGAGGCTCTGAAACTTACCTCGGAGTTCAGCGGCAACTACCGACGCCTTGGCGCTGTGGAGAAAACATTCATCCGCGAGGCATTCAGTTTCTACAGTTGGTCCCGCTTTATCTTCCCACACATCCTGAAGCAGCTCGTTGTGAACCCGCAGCGCCTCGGCGCCTACGTAAAAATCCGCGACGCGTTCGAGCGTGAGTACGGCAAGCAAGCGCCTTTCACTTCTGTAGGGGTTGGGCAGCAAATCGGCGCGACCGGTTTTACCGCGCCGCCTAGTGCTCAGCCGGCGTGGGCGCAGAAATTTATCAAGACAGGTAAGATGCCAGACATCGGCTCGCACGAATTTGCGATGATGGTGATGGAGGACCCGTTGAGCATGGGCTTAGCCATCTTGCCGCAGCTCCAGAACATGTTTGACGTGGGGTCCGCGGCTGGCCGCGAACAGATTGTTTCTCAAATCGGCCCGCTCGCGCAGTTCGCAATGCAGATGGCGACCAAACAAGACATTGATGGCAATCCGACAGGCGAGTTCGCCCACATTTTCCCCGACGCTGGAGAGACGACGCAACAGTGGTGGCAACGTGCGAGCAACTCACAGGTCGGTACGTTCGCTGGCAGCTTTACGGACCGCGCTATCACGCCGTGGATGAACCTCTACAAGCTCTACGCCGACCAAAAAATGCCACGCGAGGCGCTGGATTTACAGCTCCGCTACAAGATTGGGCGCGACTTCATGGGCCTCGACAACCGTGCTATGCAGTTACTCGGCAAAGAGGGGCGCTCACTTGGTGGCATGGCGGATACAGGCATCCCGGCGACCACGATTCTACAGAAACCATACTCCAACGCGATGCAGAAAAAAGAGAAAGCTGTCGAGGCAGTAAAACCGAGAGTGCGGCAGCTCGAGAGACCAGGAAATCTAGACAGCTTAATCTTTAAGGAGCAATGAAAATGGCATTTCTTTTTGCGGGCCGTACTGAAACTTACAACCCGGTCGACTTGGGTTTGCTAAGTAAAGCATTGAACGCGACTACAAATTCCAACGGCTTCGGGACGGACGGATTCAATCAGCTGACGCTTGAATTCGATGTTGTAAAGCTGACGGCAGGTACGATCACCATCACGTTTGGGCTTCAGCAGCGTGAGCAAGGTAGTACTGTTTGGAAGACTCAACAGATTGTCTCTTCAAGTGCAGCTGGCGTCGATTCTCTAAGCGACCATACGTATTCGTATGCCATCACGGCGGGCGCCGCGACCTACGGATTTGCCATCGACATTCCTATCAACACAGGTGAGATGCGCGTTCAAAGTTTGACCGCTAGCGGCGCTGGCGCGACCGATCTCGTAAGTGTCGCTGCGCGGATTGGAGTGGTCTGATGAAGAATATTTTTAATATATTACTCATCTTCATGGCTCTTATATCCAAAGCTCTCGCCTCCGGCTTTGCGACACCGAGAGCTCCCAATTCTTCATCGATCATTACAGTGAGTCAGCGTTACAATGATGATGTCAACGCGTGTTTCGGAAATTCTGATGATGCGTGCTTTCAGTATGACACCGCTGTAACGCCAGATACGTTGGTCTTGGGTGTTGGTGCTGATTCAAAAAACTTCATCATTTGTGACAAAGCAGACATCAATACTGATTGGAATAAAGCGCTCTCGTCTAATCCGACGATGTGTATTCAGAGTTCGACGGAAGCATCAACCACGGCGCGAATTTGTCTGGCGGACAATGCTACAGATGGTTTGATTACAACTGATTCTGGCGACATCAACATGGTACCGAATGGTGGTGATGTGAATGTCACCGGCAATGTCGTGGTACCTAACGCCAACGCTTTCAAATCAGTGAGCTTTGGTAACTTGTCCTGGATTGCTGACGGCACAATCCGCTTTGCGGATGCGGCAGGCACTGTAGGTTCAAGCTTCATTTACAATACTGGCTCGTTCCTCATGCGCAACTTCGCTAATAGCGCGTATCAAAACGTTGTAGCACTTGACTTCAACTCGACCCAGGGCGCGCTTACCGCTGGTACGATGGCTTACCCTAACCAGAACTACATGGTGAAGGGATTGAACAAGTTCACGTGGACAAACGCTATGGTTACTGCGTTGGGCGCGTCCACTACTGGAGACATTTCAGTTGCCACACTTCCGGCGAAGACAGTCGTCACGAATGCTTACATAGTGATTGGTACTGCTGAAACCGCCCTCACTTCACTAACTGTGGCTATCGGCCGCACGGGCGCTACGTATCTTGATTATATTACAGCTTCAAATGCTAAAGCGGCCGCTAACACTGTGTATGGTGATGCCTCCGCTGAGCGCGGTACTAATCTTACCGGGTACGATCTCCCAAGCTATACAGGTACTACAGTAGTAAATGCTCACTTCATTTCCGGCGTGGAGAACCTCTCTACCGCAGTGGCTTGTACTGGCATTGTCTACCTAGAGACGATGAGGATGCCATGATTTGGTTATTGGCACTGCTGTCAACTGTGCAGACAGACACACTATCGTGTCAGATGCCCTACACTTCGGGCGATGCGGACCTTGTCATGCAGATTTGGCCGTCTGATGGTCCCGCTCCTTTCAACATGTTTCAACGTTCAGCTACTAATCCTGGCGACCCAAACAGGAAAGATCAAACCCTACTCTTTGGTTACAACATTGACCGCGGAGGGGGTGCCTACGTTCCCGGGGAAGCGGGTGTAGGTTGGGCACTGGAGTCTCACTTTGATGAGGGCGGCGGGTTTTTCCGCTCTGAGTTTCATGACTTGTTTATCGATCGGCACGGGTTGCAAAATCGATTCATGACAGCGGAGCTACAACAGTTCGCTAATGGTACTGACCGAGTTAACCTAGCTTTCAATCCATCAGCTCTACATCTTGTCGACCCAGCAACAAACACGCGCTACATGTTGTTCTCATCGCAAGCTTTGATCATGACCACGGCCAACGCGAAAATTATTAAAGATGTTCCCAACGTCTGCTTTCTTCAGCAATGGTCCGGTACTGGGTACCGCTGCATCGGCTTTGTAAATAACAATCGTGTTGTTCTGGGTGATGTCGGCGCCGACGGTTTAACATTTGTCGGCAGCATGATTCGCAGCGAACAGGCAACGCCGGCCACGCCGCCTACGGGACAGGTTGTTCAGTTCATCGAACTCTCAACTGGACGCACTTGCACGAAGCGCTCTGATGGGAGTGTAAAATGTTTTGTTGAGGAGCCTTGATGTTCCTCACTCACCTATTTCTAGCTGAGGGTGTGCCAACTGTTGCAGACCCGGCGTCTACTATCATGACCACGCTGGGTGGTGGAGCGGGTGCGGTCTTTGTAGTCGTCCTCTGGCAGAATTTTGTTAAGCCGCTTGTCGAAGTCCTCACTACCAATCTCAAGAACCGCCTTGGCGATTCGGAACTCAAGGCTAAGACGCAGACACGCGCCATGATTCAGGGCGTGCACGAGAGCATCGCCGAGATCGCAAAGGACCAACGGGCTACTGCTGAAGTCCTACGCGATGTCGCCAAAGAGCTCATCGAGTTCAGGCGCGAGAATGACAAGGCGCACGAGCAAATAATTAGAGGTCAGTCATGAGTGAGGCAAATGGTAGTGAGATAGAATTTCGTGTTCGCGCGCTGGAGCGCCGCGCGAGCAACGATGCGGATTGGCATGATGAAATGGTACAAGCACAGAAAGATTTGGGCGAGCGGTTACGTGGCACGCACGGCGTGGCGCTTGATGCAGTAGCAGGAATCAATGCTCTGCATCTCTCAGTCAAAGAACTGCGTAAGCATGTGGATGCAATCCAGCTTGCAGTTGAGGCGATGCTAAAGCCTGTAGTTAGAAAGAAGGCCCGATGAAAGAATGGATGGAAGATTTGATCTCAGCTGCTGCTGTTTTCCTCATCCTTGCCGTTCTCTACTTCATGCGGAGCTATGGATGAGTGTCAAATGCACTATCTTCTATGACGGGAAATACTCCGACATTGAAATTGAACCCATCGGAGCAGGCTTCTGGCTCCAAGCCCGCGCTGCCCAAGCTTTTACAGCGATGCGCGAGGCGGCTCTCAAAGTTGGTATCCCGCTCGTGGTCAATACTGCGCTGCGTACGCACGAGCAGCAGAAGCAACTCCGAGCTATCTACGACCAAGCACTCATTGACTGGCATGAAGGACGAAGAAAGAAGAAGCCGGCGTCCGTTGCCGAGCCTGGAAGCGTCCATTCTCACCACGAGCAGGGCACCGCCGTTGATATCAACCGCGCCCCAGGTGATGACCTATCAACACCAGAACCGGACTCGCCGATTGACTTGTGGTTAAATAAGAATGCCAAGATGTTCGGCTTCTTCCGGACTGTCTCTGAAGAGCCGTGGCATTGGCAGTACCTACCTGAACAGATGGAGTCTAGACATGCCCAAGCGTAATCACATCGATAATTTGATCGATGCAATTCACGAACAGGCGATGCGTGATCAAACGCCTGCGGATGTAATCCCGAGCGGCTCGGCCAGCGCGCTACGCCCACCTTATGAGGATGGCCGTGCAGATGTCGCCGACGTCATTGGTGGTAGTCCGCGCCGACCACACAATCGGGCGCAGCTATCTGCTTACATGAAGAACATCCTCGGTCCTGCGGACAATGTTCTTAGCGATGATGAATGGCTCAATCAGCACGCAGCCGGTCCGCACCCGAATCCATTTAATCAGATGCTGGCTGATGCAGAAGCGGGACCAGAGAATACAACGCTGCCGCCAATGCAGTTTGCTGTTGGGAAAGCGCCGCCAGATATGACTCTCCCGCCCATGCAATTCAGGGTGCCGCAAGAAGACCGGCCGCAGTACGCGGTGGACCCGATGCAGATTAAGGTTAGCCCTGCTGACGTACACGCTAATGAGCTTCAGCAGTTGGGGGATGACCCACGTATCAAACCTCGAACGGCTGTGCCTTCGACGGGTCGCCGGTAGGGCAACCAGGAGCACAGAGTTTCTGTAGCTCTAAGATTGTAGGCAGGCTGATAGGAAAGATGCGCCAGCAAGTCTCGTCCTTGTTACACAACAAGGACCTGAGGTGTATTTCTTCTTTGGCCTCGATGCTCATCCCACGCATGAACAGGTTGGTGGGCAATTCAAAAGGCGGTGGCGCAGCGAATAAGCTGAGTACGAGAGCAAGCATGTTGGAACCCCTTTCAACAAGTTTACTCACTTGTTGAAGAGAGTCAAGGCGTTATTTTCCAGTGCAATTGCATCTCGTGTAGCTGCCCGCAGTAGCAGAGCGGCGCGTCACCTAACTCAGACCTAACTTCGCGCTTGAGCCGCTTGACCTTGCGCCAGAGCTTGCGGTTGTAAGGTGGCTTTTGCCATTTCTGCACTAGGCGCAGCCACAGGAGTTTCTCAACAAGAGTCATGCTGAAGGGTGAGCTACGACAAGCGCTATTAAGATAGCACCAAGAATAAAACTAAGTGCATCATGCACAAGCATTCCTGCTGCAATACTAGCTATCCAGCTCATGCCGCTTTGCCTTTCAGTAGTTCCTTCATTGCCTCAACCGATTTAACTTTTTCGCATAGGCCCCACGACTCGTTGCTAACTTTGAATTCAACAGGGAAGACATGTGAGTGCGGTCCGAGTTGGACGCGCCGCTCCATGTGCTTTTTCATCAAACGCATCAATCGAACTGGGTCGGGGCCGTCAGCGACGAGGCTGTCATGTACCTGTGCGTCGATGCCCTCTTCGGGCCACTTGAGTTCTTTCACCAAACCAAGGAACGCGGGATTGATGATGTCCGCGCCGGTCGATTGAGCAGGATGGTTGTAGACCTTGTTGGGCTCAACGACTGAGTAGAAATAGATACGCCTGCTGCTCAGGGGGGCCTCAACATACTTGGTTTGATACGCTTTCTTGAGTTGCTCTTCGCGCCACACAGCAATGGCGCGTCGCGCTTTGTTGAAACCGCGCGTCATGTCGCTCACCTGCTTGAGAGCCAGGCTGTGGAAGTCGACGACCATGCTGCGCCAAATGGTCTCGTCGTCCGCGCCGTAGAGCCAGGCGTAGAGCCCCCTCTTTGCGAGCTCGCGCTCGCGTTCCTCAGGGTCGTCTGTTTCAAAGAGGATTTTTGCGTGACGCCGGTGAACGTCCTCGCCCTTGCCTGCGTCGTAGAGTCTGAACCACTCAAGCAGTTCTCCGTCTTGCGCAATGAGCGCCATGATTCGAGCCTCAAGCGCGGAGTAGTCTGCTTCAACAATCCAGTTCCCTTTTGGGGGGCCGAACAGGTCCCGTAGGCCAGGCGCTTCAAGCTTGCGCTCCCCGTTTTTGAGTGTCTTGTATTTGGGGCGCGGAATGTTCTGACAATTGGGCCCCTGTGAGGACCAACGGCCAGTAACGGTGCCGTAGACTTTCCACGTAGGTCTGACAACAAAGCTCCCGTCTTTGCGTTTCTTGATGGGCAGCTTGGTGATGTAGGTCTGGAGGAGCTTGCTCCAGCGACGATAGCGCAGGAGTGCTCGTGCTGAGCTAGCTACCCTAGCATTAGGGTCCGTAATCAGGGGTTCGAGCGCCTTGTTGTCTAGAGTCGGCTGCTCCGTCTTTTCTGAATATCGCGTTGGCCTGACTTTGAGCTTGTTGAAGAAGTAGTCTTTGATTTGAGCGTTGCTGCTAGGTGATAGGTGCTCCACGCCGTACTGCCTAGCTAATTCCCTTAGCTCGAACAGCGCGTCCTTTTTTCGTTGTCTTAGCGCGACCCTGTGTCGCTCCATGTTCTCAGTCTTGACGCAGACGCCACGCTCCCGCATGCGCATCGCCCAATACTGTAGGTGCATTTTCTCTCTGAACTGCTCCATTCCTTTGTGGATAGTCTTCAGCCGTCTGACCAAAGGCCGATACAACCTGACAGTCATGTAGGCGTCTTTGGCGTTGTAGAGCCTCAATTCCAAGGGGTCGCGCTTGGTGAACTTGGCCGCGCCTTTCAAGTCGGTCTCCTCGCCGAACTCTGTTTTCCACCGCGGCGCGTGAAATTCGATAGTTGCAATCAGACCTAGGTCGTGGGCGATTTGCGGCGCGACCACTGCATGGGCAAGCAGTGTGTCGAAAGTGAAGTGCTTAATCTTGAAGTTGTTATGCTTCATGGTCAGCAAATCGTGCTGACCGTTCTGCATAATCTTGGGCGCGGTGGATTCTAGAATTTCAGTAATCAACGCCCGATACTCAACGGGCAGCTGATCGATTGGCCATGGAACGCTAACAGCAAGTTTTCTAGTAGCTAACCCCAAGCAAAGGAGCCTGCTTTGCATTGGGTCCACACCGGCCGTCTCGACGTCCACGCCGACAGGCATGTTGCTGTCCCGAATTTGTTTCAAAGCCTCCAACATCGCAGGGCCGGGCTTGATGACAAGCTTGGGCCAACGCCAGGGCCTGAGCTGCTTAGTAGCCAGCAGCCACGCGCGTTGGAGAAAAATCTCGAAGACGGGCGAGTAGGCCGACTGGTAGAATCGGCAGAAGGTTGGGTGGAGGGACGGTAAGATAGTGTGCTTGGGAAAGTCTGGGCCGCCCGCTAGAGGCGCGCCAACCCACGGCACTATCTTACCCTTACCCGTTGTTGCGTAGAGCGCCCACTTACCTAGCGCGAAGACCGTTTTGGAGCGGACTTTTTTGAGCTCCCTGACGAGTCGTGGCTTGCAGCATTTGACTGCTTGTTTCCAGTCTTTTGGGGTCGCTGATTTGGTGGGTCTACACAGTACAGCATTTGATACATGTAGGTGTCCGCGCGAGATGTTTTGCTTTTCCAAGCACTCGTCCACCCACTGACCTGTCGGACCCACCAACGGGCGGCCTTCGTAGACTTCCGTTTTGCCGGGCGACTCCGCGAGGACAACGAGTTTCGCATTTGGCGTGTAGCTCGGGAGGACAGGTTGTTGATCCTTAAAGGGGCAATCGGAGCACAACGCGCCGAGCGCTCGGGCGTCAACACCAGCGCTCGGAGACGTGTGCTGTAATTTCATTTAGCTGGGACGTAGATAGCAATCAGACGCTTCTCGAGTTCGTTAACGCGTTTCTGCAACATCTCGTTGTTGAGCTTGAGATTATGAATCGTGCGCTCAAGCTCTTCGTTCTGAGCAAGCATCAATTCAGCTGACGCTACATGTTCGTCTGCAATGTCAGGCATCAAGTCAGCGCTCACGCCGCGCTCCTCTTTTTGGTCAAGCCAAACTCTTTGCGCCAGTGTGTTAGGAGAGAGAAGGAAATCTTGTTCTTCTTGAGCCAAGGTCCTTTCTCTCCATACTTGGTGATGTTCTCGAATTGATTCAAGAACTTCTTCTTCTGCGCTTCGGTGAACTTACGACGCGGTGTGCGTTTCTTACCCATGATAGAACTACCTTTCAAAAAAATCCCCGAGGCGATTTTGCTTAGCGCCTCCTCCCGCGCCTAGCTGTCGACACCCTGTGTTGTGTCGTCCAGTACTACTCGACGGTTTTGCAGCGCCGAATAGCCTAACCACACTTGGAAATTACTTCTTCTTAGTCTTAGCAGCAACTGGCGCCTTGCCATTGCTCTTGACCTTAACTGCAACAACAGCCTTCTTCACGAACTCATCAGCGGGCACGAGTGATTCCCCGTCTGGGAGCTCGCTGCGCATGCCAGCGATGTTGGTAAAGCCGTCTTTCTCAATGACCTGCCCGTAGAAGGCGCAGTCAACTAGCTCGCTGGGATTGTCATAGAGCTCGAGAACCTTGGTGACCGCAAGCTCAGTGACTTCCTGGCGCGCCTCGTCCTCTTCCGCCTTCTCAATCGCCTCGCCCTTAAAAGTGAGCTGCCCATCAATCTGGCGCGGGTAATCCTCAATCCCCTCAACACCGAGCGCCTTGAGCGCGCTTACCACGATACCAATCGTGTTTGGTGGCGTGTGGTCCGCGACCTCGGGGTTCGCGACCGGCAAGACGATGTTGTTACGCAAGCTCAGCTTAGCAACCTTGCTGTTCGGGTCATCCGTTTCGGCAAGCGGCGCGCAACGCAATTCAATCATGAGTGAACCTGATTTTGCCACCTTGGCATTCGCCTCGGTCACGAGGAACTGATACCAGCCGAGAGCAAGCGATTGCCGCTGACTCATCTGCGCGATGTTTTCTGGAGTGAGCTTGATGTCTGATGCACGTACCATGTTTTTGCTTTCTGTTTAGTGGGTTTTACTTACTGCGCTGCTTCAATCTTCTTGATGATAGAGCCGAGGTCTGCCGGCTCTTCATCACCTAGGCTGTGCTGCCATCGGTTCTTGCCGCGGTATCCCTTACCGCCAGTGGGCATGACGATGCGTTTGAATCCGCCGCCCACTTGTTTAGTAGCTACTAAAGCGAATTCCACACTGACGTTTGCCGTGTAAATTCCAGCCCCACCGCCTGTGATATCAGGGATTAGGTCGTTGTCGCCCGGTAGCGCCGCTGCTTTTTGGCGGTTCTTTTGGTCGTCCTCACCAGGCGCCGCCTCGATGCGAGCTTTCGTGTGACAGAGAAAATGTACGTGGCAATCGAGGAGCTGCATCGCCTCGTGAAACAGACGGTGGCTGTATTGAATGCAGCGATACATGGCGAACTTGTCTTTCGCACCGGATTTCGTGCTGGGACAGTTCTTCTCCCAATAGTCGTTCAATGCCTTGTCGAGCATACTGACCGTGTCCACGACAACCCACTTGATGTCGCCGTTGCTCACTTGCTCGCTCGCCGCCGCGACCACAATGTTGATAGCGTCCAAAATCGTGCGCGCGTAGGGTTTTTCTTCCCCCTTCTTGGCTGGCGTCATGAGCCAGCGAACGTCAATGACGTTGGGGATTGCAATTCCGAGCTCGCGAAATCCGACCACCGCGCCCGCATCGAACGCTACCCACAGCATGTCTGAGAGCGCCATCTTTTTCGCAGCCGGCGTGACCTTGGGCCAGAACTCACTCGCGGTTGCCGCAAAAAACGTTTTGCCGTGGCCGGGGCCGCCATGGGTTGTCATCCGGTAGCGCTCAAGCGCGAGGTCATCTGAAGACCGGACTATGTTTGGTTTTGCTTTGGTAACAGCGGGCTTGTTTACAGTTGCAGCTGAAGTGAGCTTTGCCATGAGGAGCGTGTTCCTAACTTAGTGAAGAAGATGTTGTCAACGAATTTATTTAAACAACTGTGCTCATAGCTGATTGCACAATCCGACATTCAGCCAATGACACACGCCGTGATAGTCCCAGCAGTGTTTGGTGTTTGTCTGTCGCGTGTGCTCAGTCATGTTGTGGACTGCAAGCGCCAGCTGAGACTGAAGCACTCGCACGCGGTGCGCGTTTGGTGTCGGGACAAAGAACAACATGAAGTCCACGACCTTGGTCTTGAAGATGATGTTAACGATAGTCCCACGCACTTGAGTTTTTGGATACACCGCGTTCCACCCAACTGGGTATGCGACGAATTGGAGTTCATTCATCCACTTGTCAACGACGTTGCTGTCATGCCGCGATTCGGTTTTGTGGTCGACCAGATAGTAGCCGGGGCCGGGTAGGTCCAAAGCCCGCGTCGTTCGCAGCCGCTCACAATCGGCCTCACTAATTTTGGCCACGAGGTCGGCCTGGAAAGTGAAGGGCTCAACGCCGACTGCGTCGCAGATTTTCGCTGCCATCGTCGCGTCATTAGGTGGTGGGAGGGGCTGTTCGACCGCGACGATTTTTCCAAACTCGGTTGGCTTGAATTCCCCGCGGTACGCTCTGAACAATCTTTCAGCCTCAACCCGCGCAGTCGTATCGATTAGATAGGGGTCGCCGTTGGTGTCGATGAATGCGACGGCCTCGGGGTTGAAGTCTTTCTCCTCACGCTTGTGATACATCTTCAAGAACGCGTGCGCGATTGTTCCTATCTCCAGCGCCGACTTTTTTGGCTGCTCAATATCTGGCTGCTCGGAGAGCCACGCGGAGTTACAGCAGCCGAGCCACCGCTTGTAATAGCTGATGCCAGTGCCGCTACCGCCTGTGTGGATGGTCTGTAAAATTGGCTCGCCGACAGGCTTTGTCTCGACGCTGGGTGTTAGCTGAATGGCCGGGCTGGGGCTTAGCGCAAGGGGCTTTAGTTTTACTTTGGACATTCTACTTCTCTCTCGAGAATCCGTACTCTACGAAATGCGCGACACGCCGCAGCATGCGCCAACAAAAAATCCGCCGGCCCGTGAGGTAATGCGGGTAAGTGTGCCACCACAACCACCCCGACAAACGGTGGCGCCACGAGTTGTCATGCTGAGTGAACTTCATAGGTACTCATCCTGCTCCATTGATTTGGCAGCCAGTCTCAACTCCGCGAGAGCCTCAGCGTGTGATTGCTCAGGCTGTTTGAGGTTCTCGGACAATGCTTTGTCGGCAGTGGATTGCGCGATGATTTGCTTTGCATCGTGAGCTCGCCGCAGCAGGGTCCGCGCAATGATTTCATCGAGCGTTCCCTTGAGAATTAGGAAGTCATTACTAACAGGCATCTTGCCGTTGAGTCTGTGAAAGCGCCCCATGACCTGCGTCATCAAGCTCGGCTGCCAATAGAGCTCCGCGAAGATGACGTGGTTGAACGCTGTAAGGTCGATACCCTCAGCGATGGACGACATCGTGGCTATCAAGAATGGTGATTGCTCACGAGCAATGTCGAGTTGTTTCTTCCGTTCGCTCGGCGACCAGCTACCGTCCACATGAGTAAACTTGAGCTCTCTAGCTTGGAATTCTTCGGCAAGCGCGTCCGCCGTCGCACGGAAATAGGTCAAGATACAGACTTTGCTTTGCCCCGACTTGTGTACCTCAACCGCGTGCTCAGTCGCCTCTAGGACTTTGAGGCTGCCCGCTTTGCTGACGAAGTTGTCGAGCTGCTGCTTGTGCTCAGGGAGTCCGTCAAACTCTGCTGTGAGCTCCTTGAGAACCTTTTTCTCAGCAGTGACGTAGATGGGCCTAGCCGTGAACGCGGGGAGAAGATGTTTCACTTCCTCTTTAGTTACACGGAGAGAAATTGCAGAGACTCGCTCTCTAAGCTCTTCAGCAGTGTCGTGTCGTAATCCTAAAACATCTAGACCGCCCCACTGATTTTCTTCAGTGAGGCAGTAGCGTTTAATAAAATTCCAGTAACTGCCGAACCGGTTTGGATAGAGCAGATGCAGTTGATGCCAAAGGTCTTCTACCTCTGATAAAATCGGGGTCGCAGTCAGGCCGAGGATTACTGCTTCAGGGTTCGCCTGCCGTAGCTCTAGCGCAGCCCTTGAGCGCTGACTTTCGCGGCCGGCTGCATAGTGGAGCTCATCAAAGATGATGATGTTCGGTTTCAGTCGAGATTCCAGCTTGTGTAGCAGGGACCACGAGGTGATTAGAATCAATGAGCCAGCCGCCCCATCATCGAAAAGTTCTTCTATCTTCTTACCTGTATCCAGAATGCGAACGTCGGCAACAATGCCCCACTTGTTGATTTCGCTTTCCCAGTTGTATTGAACGCTCGCTGGCGCGACGATGAGAATGAGCCCTTGGCCGATTTGTTTAATGACTTCCAACGCTGTGCGTGACTTGCCGAGACCTGTGTCAAAGCTGAGCATGTACGAACGCAACATTAGAGCATTGCTGACGCCAGCGCGCTGGAACGGATACATGTCATTTGGGAGATTAATTTCTCCTGTGGATTGTCCTGTTCCCAAAGCACTATGCGCTTGAACTGTTAATCCAACAGCTTCGGCGAGCTCACGAACCTTTAAGAAAAAGTCTTCTCCTACAATCCAAGCTTTCTCGCGCGGCTCCCAAACGGCGAGGCACTGTTCTTTAAGCTGCTCACGCAGTTGTTCGAATCTGAAATCGAACTTCAGCTTAAGACAGCCACGCGGGCCGGGAGAGATTGTGATTGCGGGTTTGAGTTTCATTTTTGCACGAAGGCTATGGGTCCGATGAGTGCGGCCATCCCAGGATTACTGTTCTGCTCACGTTTGTGTTCTTGGGCTTTCTTGCGTGACGTAAACCACCACATGTAATTTTTGTGTGGGTAGTGTCCATTTGAGATATCAAACAGCACCCACATTTTCGTTGGGTATTTACGCAGGCCGGCGCTCATCGCCACGGCCACTTATTGAAAGCCACCCAATATGAAACGATGAAGACGATACAACTGGCGACAAGAATCACGGACCAAATCAGCATTTTATTTCTCCTTCAGCCTCAGGGCAACGGCGTCGGGGATGTTGGAGAGAAGCGTGCGGCGGTCTTCGCAATTGACGCAGACGCATAGGGTGCGGTGATTGTCATTGTATGTTGCACGCACCAACCTCGCGGCGAAGTCGGCGAGCTCGGCATTTTCCTTGATGAGCGCTAGCCGTCCCTGCGGTAACGCGTTCTCGAATTGAGCAGTCGCCATTTTCTGTAAGGCGATGCTACTATCGCGTTCTGCCTCAAGCGCCGCGATGCGCTTCTCGAGCTCCTGGATTTTTGACGTAGCCAAGTTCGCCCAATAGTTGTCCATCACTCACTTCTCGCGCTTTGATTTCAACATCCCGCCGGCCCAATAAGGCTTGTCGCCTATCTCGTGCACGAGAATGTGTTGTTTCACCGTCTCGACTACGCCCGAATGATACAGCCCCAACTTTCGGCGGGCCTCGTCAGTTTCCAGCCATACAAGTTCGGCTTTTAAGCCCTTGTGCTGAGCGTCTTTGCACTCTTCCGTCAGCGCGTGTGTGCAGGCGTACCAAGCATCACAATCGCACGAGCACATGCAGTTGTCTGGATGCACGCTCATCACTCACTCCTCCGATTCGGCGCGGACAGGTTCGCGCAGACCAATTAGAGCCAGTTCGCAGCGGTAATCTTCAATCGACCTAGGAGCCAAAGCGCGGGCCAGAAGCATGGCGTTTGCGCGTCGGATGTCCTCTACAACATCCACATTCTGGACATTGGTAGGGCTGAAGAACCCCTGCAGCGCCTTCTTGGTCTTGCGTTTGGTCATCGAGACATCATCCTCTGGGCTGCGATGAGCGCCTCTTCGATTGGCATCGGGTTATCATTCGACGCCTGCACATGATTGTAGGGGTTGCGCTTAAGTGTTCGCGGTCTTGTTCGTCCTGGCTGTCGCCTTGGCTTCTTGCGCTTCCATCCGCTCATCGCCCCGACTCCTCGCGCTTGGGTTGTGGTGACTGAGTACTCGACAAATCCAACCAAAGAAAAATCGCGCATTCAGCAACTATGATGAAGCCCGCTATAATACCGACGACGCAAAGCAACCTTACTGACATCATCTCACCCGCCCTTGGGTTGTTGGCAGTCGCGATGGATGGGGCCAGAGGCGTCGTACCCATCACAATACTGCTTGCTGCACCTGATGCAGCGCTCATGCGCCATCGGTAGGTCAAGCACCTTCGCCGGCTCGCTCGGGGGTAGTGCGCGATAGTAGCCGATGACGCGTCCCTCGACTCTGGCCGCCATCCCGACTATTTCGTGATAGGCCAGTGAGCATGCCATCGCGTTGCCGCCGCTATCCTCGCACACCCAAACAGGCTCGCCGTGCAGCGCCCGCTCTTCCTCCCGCCCCTGCGCGATGCCCTTTTCTAAACCCGACTGGAAATTCTGGTCGCGTAAGCGCGTCATGTACCGAGCTGTGATATCCACCAGTCGAATGCACGGCTCTTCGGGATCGTCGTTAGGTCCGAAGTGCCCACACCAAACGCATTCAGGCTGTCCCTCGTAGTGATGCAACGGAGAGGTGTCTAACACTTCTTGACGCCCCTCTGCGCGGGCCGCTTCGATGAGGGCATCCACTTTGGGGAACACCACATGCGCCACATAGTAGCCGTCACCAGCAGCATGTCCGAGAACCTCTGCCCGCAGCTCGTCAACCTTGCTCATGGCTTCAATCTCCCACTCACCGGCCATACTCTGGCCCCATTCACCGGCAACCCATCCAGACCACGCAGCGCCGACCATGCCGCGAGCTCCGTCTTGAATGGACCCATGAACTTGATTCCATCGCAGGCTGCGTAGAAAACAATTCGGCGCTTCATCGCTTCCCCTCCGGCGCCTGGCAGGTTGGGCATTCAGTCTTGTCGCCACAGCTCGACGCGGAACAGTGGTAAACAAACCCGTCACCACCGCACGTCTCACACGCCGGTGGCGCCTGCTCACGGATGGAGGCGGGTGCGGAATCGAACAGAGAGCCCGACCGCACAACATTCTTCACAATCTCACGCCCCCACTTCACTAACTCATCGCGCTCATTGCGCAAGGCATCGCATGCGGAGCTTGCCCCGTAGCGCTCTGCCATGAGCTGCATCCGCGTCTTGTCGCCATCCCAGCGCCCAGTCTTCTCCTCGACTAGTGCCTTCAGCTCATCGCGCTCATTGCGGAATTGATGTGATAGCCTGGTCGCCTCATCACACCGCGCCTCAGCAGCCTGCAAGCGAGCGCGGAGGTCAGAGTACAACTCTCTGTACTCATCTTCACGGCGCTCAGCATCTATCAACTGAGTGCGAAGCTCTTCATGCGAGTCACAGAGCTTGAGCGCGCCGTCTACAATATATGGTGGCCAGAACTCTTCTATGGACTTCCGCGAAGCCTCAATGCCTTCCACGCTCAGCACCTCGCCTTGGTCGTTTGGTGGGCAGGGAGGGACTCGCACCCCCGGTGTTTCTGGTGTCACGGATTTACAGTCCGCTTCCTTCGCTACTTGGATACCTGCCCATGACTCATCTCGCCCTTCCATGTCGTCGATCATCGCCAGCCGGCCACGGAGATTAGCGCGGCACACCTCTATGTCATGCAGTCCGTCGTCGGTGCAGTCGCTGCATAGGATGTCCTCGCCGCAGGCCATGCAGCGGCAGTTGCATTCGTGGTCACCAGGGGCCGGGTTGGTTCCGGCCGTTGCACAAACATTGCCGGGAGTCATCTCGGTCTCGGTCAACTGAGGCGAGTGACTCAACTTGGTTTTGTCCTCTGACCGCCCGTCAGAAGGCCCTGGCGATTTATCAAGCCCATTCCATTTGTCGCGACGGCGTGTGGCTTTGTCGAATGCCAACAGACAGTCGCGCAGCAGCTCCGCTAGAACGAAATCTGGCGTGTTGGAGCCATTCTCTGCGCTGTTCCGATTAATGGCGTCGCGCAGCTCTTCAAGTAGCTGACTCATTTCCCTTCGCCACCTTCTTCGGCGCTGTCGTAGGCAATCAAAGCCAGGTCGAGCTTTTCGCTGCGCCCATGAGCATCCCGCGCAGCCTCAACCACACGTTCGGCGCGGGCTATTTTGACGTACAAGTCGGCAGCCGTATCCGTCATCTCCTCGCACTGTGCTTCGTCAAGCTTGCTCTTGGCTGAGGCATCGTCACGCTCTGCCCATGCTTCACGAAGGGCTGCGATGAGACGGGTAGCAACTGGGCTCGCATATCCACACGAAGCCGCCATCGTCTCTCTCGTCTCAATGTCGTCGAGCTCTTCCGGCTTCATGGCTTAGCCCCTTTGAGTGCGCGGATGACCGTTGAGTTCGCACGAGACCACTCAGCCTCACGACCTGGCTTCGTATACCTTTGATCGTCCAACGCCTGGGCGGCCTCCTCGAGAGCCTCGTCCCAGACGGCGGTGATGAGATCGCCTATTTGTTCACGATAGCTCTGCAAATGCTTCGGGTGGCTAGTTAAGCTCTCAAGCCTAGAACATAAATCCTCGCTCAGCTCTGCGACTGTCTTGCTCATTTCAGCACCTTCAAAGCACGAATAGCTTTTGCGCAAGCCGCGTTCTCTTCCCATGCGCCAAGCCGCTCACATTCAGCAGCGGCCTCCTCGAGAACTTCCTCTCGCGCTGCTGCAAGAATGTTACTGAGCTGAGAAATAGTCAGTGCAACATTGACACCAATGTCCTCGCCGCTCATAGCGCATTACCCAATCGACCACGCAGGATGTTCCGCGCCTCTTTTGCGGCTCTGAGCGCCTCGCTTTTTCCTACCTCGAAATCCGCACGGAAACTCTCCGGCATGTAGTACGCGAACGATGTTAATATTTCTCTAGTCGTGCGCTCTGCGTCGCGCGCCCGCAGTTTCAGAGGCAAGCCCTCATTCTTGAGCGCGGCCAAGACGCCTTCATACTTGGCGAGGACTATCTTTGGAACAACTACATGCGTCTCTGTGTTGAGGTCTTTCAAGTTCTGAAACCACGATTCAATGTTGTCCAGCATAGTCGCGAGAACCTGACTGAGCGGCCGCTGCCCTGATTCCCCATCGCCTGTGAACCGCGCCAAGCGCGCCTGAATGCTCTCGCTCATCTGCTGATGAATGGTTTTCTCTTCGCTCATGACAATCCCCTTTAAAGACGGCAAGGCACCTAGGGCATTTTGAAAGGGGATTCCAAAGTCATCCCTAGATGCCCGCCGTCAACCTGCGTTGTTTGGTGCTTACTGCTCACCACTGAAATCCCCTTTCAACTTCTCTAGGGATAATCTCTTCAACAAGTCATGTCAAGCGCTTTCAACAACTTTTTTCTAATTCTCTCCCACGAGCCTAATGCTTGCTCCCGAGAACTCACAGAGTCCTTTCTCTACTAAGTCGGCCATCGTTTGTTTGGTCGCGCGCAGGCCCGTGCTCCAAAATTCTTTACAGTCTTTCACTGAGTACAAGCGCCCCGGCTCGAGACTGTCATAGCAGCGCATCACTTGTTGTTCACGGTCCGCGCCCTCGTTGAGACGCACCATGCTCAGCTTGGCCAAATCAATAATGTCGCGGTCGCCCTCTTTGTGGTTTTCGATTTGCCACGCGACAGAATATCTTTCTTCGCCAGCTGACCGCGCTCTGACAGTTAAATCGATGTGGCCCTCGCTCATTTTATAGCGCCGATAGGCGAGATGAATGTCGTAAGCATCTGTCAAAACGCCGGCGCCGCGGACTTGGCTATCAATGTCCGCTTTCCTGTCCTCACCACGAGACTTGTCCAAGTGGCACATGTAGACAGCTGTACTGCCCGCCTCACGAATCATCTGTAGAGTATCGAGCACCGGCGCCATCTCTGACACTTTGTTCTCATCAGCGCTGTGCATGTAGACGAGCGCATCGAAGTAAGCGACTTTTATCCCACGTCGTTTGACCAGGCTCACTAAGCTGTGACGCCAATCCGGCTCGTCGAGCTTGGTCCGTTTGCGATGCGCGAAGTAAAGGTTTTTAAGCCTAGGGTCGTTGGTCTCTATTTCTAAAGTCTTGCAAATACCTAGAACCCTTTCTTTGGTCTCTGCCGTGCCTCCCTCCTCCTCAACAAAGAGAACCGGCATCGGCGCGATTGGTTCGAGCAAGCTGCTACTTACGCCTGTTGCCATGCAGAGCGCCTGTGTCAGCGCTGAGTACGTTTTCATCGAGCGTTTCTTGTGTCCGGAGAGCAAGCACAAGCCGTCCTCAGGGATGAACCCAGGTATCAACCATCTACCCGCGTCGACGGCTTGAGTGAGCCAGGTATCAATTGTTGGTGGCTCCCAGCTAGGAGAGCCAACCTCATTGGTCAAGTCACTGGCAACGTCGTCGACTGCGGCAATAGTTGGGCGGAGCTTTCGCACAAGAGACCCCGAGCGACAGGAACAGAGAACAGGAGGAGTATGATGAATATATTATAAAAAACTTAGTTAAATCAGCGCTCTTGGGGTTTTTGTCAGCTTGGTGTGTTAGTATTTTTGATTGTGTTAGCTACGCAACTACATCACTCGTTCACTTGGTCGTGCGGCAAGTGCGGAACTGGATTCTCCGGCACGCCGCGGTTCACTCGAGGGTCTTGTCTGATGTGTGGTCAGACATGGGAGTTCCTAGTTCCTTCCTCCAGTTGTAAAACGCGCCCGCCGAAATCCCTGACTCCCGCAGCGTCGGCGCCACACCAATTTCGGCTGCGCGGGCGAGCACGGCGCGCTTGAATTCTAAAGAGTACGCCTTGACCTGTTTCGGTCTGCTTGTTTGCAGCCACGCTGCGGCCTCCGCGAGAGCCTGATTTCTAGTATCCTCACTGCTCATCGCGACCTTGCGGAGTGCTTTGTTCTCGAGCTCCAATTGTCGAACGCGATGGCGTAGATTTTGGAGCTCGATGGTTTTTTTGCCGAGCCCCCTAGTCATCTGGATACTGCTCGTCAGCAACTGCATCCATGTCAAAGGTGGCGCGCTCCTCCGCAATTCTTGATTCATACTCACTCAGTAGCTCAGTGCACCAATGACATCCGAAAAAAAGCTTTTCGGCGTGCTTGCCACGTTCGTGGTCGCGGTCAAGGTCCTTGTCTCGTTTGTACCCCTTGAATTGCCACAAGGTCATTTGACAAAGACCTCCACGAAGTAGGGGCAACGTTCGCACGCGCGATAGCTGTGCTTGTGTTTCTCATCTGAACTTGGCGGCCAGCCGACCCCGAAAATTAGCTTGCCGCGGCATTTTGGACAGCGGTCTACTGGCTTGCTCTTTAGCTTCTTAGGCTTTTCTGCATCAGGAGTAAGACCTGCGTCTACGCCATTCACGCCGCTATGAATCACAACACTCACGCTGCTCTCTCACTTGTTAGAAAATGGACAAGACACGGAGTGCATCGGCCGCACTGACACTGCACCGCCGCCCGTTTAAGCTCTTCAACTTGGTGGCTAAGCAACTTGACTCCGTCGTAGAGAACCGTCCAGACACCATCGATTCTCGATACGTAAACGCGAGCCATGTAGTGCTCAACCTCCCGAGCACGCGGCGCTGCTGTGAGAACTAACTAAGGCCTCGGGGGAGGAGACTTAATCAACAACGCAACAGCGCCGCGCGTGAGATGTTGTTACGACGATGAGGCTGTTAGGCGCAAGAGAAATCTTGCTGAAGAAGTACGTAGGTTGTGAATATTTTGAAGCAACAAAAAGCGCCGTGCACAAGATGGGATAGAATAGCATCATTTTTCGTCCACAATGGGACGACCCAAGCGGAGCATTTTTATAATTGTCTCATCATCAGCACCTGTGCTCCGATTCCAATAGAAAATCCCGTTGCGCTCCCACCAGCGTTGAAATTGCTGTGCGCGCTCTTGAGTAGCAAAGACTAAGAGCACAGCCGTTTCTACAGGAGCTTTGGATACTGCCTCGCAACGCATGCGGTGGCGCGGATGGTGGCGATGTTGGCGGCGTTGTTTCAACAACATTTATTTACACACGTTGTGAACCCAGTCACACGCACTGCCGTAGCATCCGGCATTCCACATGGGCTGAGTGTGTGGCGGACAGCACGGCTGCCCCGGCCTGAACCCACATTGCTCACATTGATTGCTAAGACACTGTTGAAACCAGCCACAGGCGCCGCAGCTCTCAACAAGTCGGGGGGCACCGCACCCGTCATCTGCCGCGATGGAGCCGCAAACAGCGCCTTGCGCTGAGCACAGCTGCACGTCCGTTTCGGGGTAACAAGCTGGGCATGCAGCGCATTCGATTTGCCGCTCGGCCCCACAGTTGTCGATTACTAGTTGTGAGCCGCACATGCTCTCGGAGCACAGCTCCAAGTCCGGCTTAGGCACGCACGGGCACTCGCCGCACCACACGGCGTGGATAAGACCACAGTGCTCCTCGACTTCAATCTCGCCGCACTGGCCTGCGCAGAGTGTGGCTACAGGGTCAGGAACACACAGCGCGCTGTCAGAGGCAGTGTCAGTAGTATCACTGTCCCCTGCGTCCTCATCGCGACTCTCGTCACGACCCTCCTCAATAGGCATCAAATGCGGGTTGCCGCATGCAGGGAGTAACAAGAAGAAGGCCGCAGTACGCATGATGGACTCCTATCCCCTCAAATAAAAAGGGCGCCGAATAGGCGCCCTAGAATCACTTAAGTTTTTCTCAACTCGTTACCTCTCCTTGCGTAAGGTACGTACCAAACGCTTGAATTGCCGTCCGACCTTGTCGCTGCACTCCTGATGGAACAGCACAGTCTCGGGGCGCGGACGCAGGTCCAGGAACCATTCCTCCTGTCCATCGTCCTGTTTAACAGGGCGTTGACAGAGGTAGCATCTATCGAGCTTCAAGCTGAGCTCCTCGCGTCTAGTTCCTCATGATGTAAGAGTGTGTCCCAGATGCAGAGCCACTTGAGGCTGCGATTGCTCCGCTCCATGCGGTGAACGTCAAAAGCACGCTTGCGGCGAAGCCTGATGCGCATCAATCGAGACGGTTTCATTTGGTTTCTCCTGCGGCTTTGGTGACAACATGCTGCAACAGAGCCATAGCGCGCTCCAGGTCTAGGGGCAGGCGCCCACAGTGCTCAGCTTCTTCTAAGAGCTCTCTGAGCATCATTTGACATACCTCGAGCAACTCAGGCGCAGCAGCAATGAGGCGGGCGTTCGCTGCTCCCTCTTCCTCGCCCCCTTCGTCATTCCGACACAGCACAACGGATACATTCAGTCCGGACCGTGTATGGGCGCGCACCCGAAACTCGTCGCCTACGGGCACAAACCAAGGCCCCGGTGTGTGCTTTGCGCTGTTACTCATGAACAACCTCGTTGATGTAATGTTCAGCAATCTCATACCAATCCACTTCGCCCAACGCGGCTCCTAAAAGGTCGGCAAACACGCCGCCAACCTCCGGCATATCCTCCTCGTGCGTAGCCTTTAGCTGCTCCGCGAAAGCTGAAATTGCTGTTGCCGCGCTCTCATGGCTCGCGAACGCCTCACGCGCGGCAGCGCGCCGCCACTTGTAAGACTCTTCGTCATTGTCTAGACAGGATGCTACGGCCCAAGTCTCGTAGTTCGACCAGCCGTTGAAGCGTTCAGTCACTGCTGCGTTCGTCTTCATGATTGCATCTCTCCCTTAAGTGCAAGGACACACTTATGTGTGTGGGCGGTGCGCCGCCCAGCGAGCAGCTCCATCCCCAAAGGACCAAAACCGCCACGCATGATGACAGTGCCGCAGTCAGGACACTCCCAGCCAATGATTTCTGACTCAGCATTGCAGAGCCAGGCACCATCACGTCTAACAACGTCAGCGAACCTCATGACTCAAATCCCCTTTCAGTGAGCGCCATCATCAGTGCAGGGATGCTCAACCCTACAGACGTAGTGAGTTTGTCTCACCACGTTTCGGCAGTTAGGAAATTAGTAAACGTACTTGTCCAAGTCGCAGGCACACGGAAACTCGCTGTACAACTGCGCATGCACTTTGCCGACGACACTGTTGTCGTAATCCTTTAGTCCGAAAAATGCGTCGTCGGTGTGAGCGCCATCTGAGTCGCCCGTCGTCGCGCGCTTGTACCAATGCCCAAACTCATGGACGAAGGCGGAACGGCCAACGCAGGGCCCGCTGTAGCGGTAGTAGATAGTGTCTTCAATCTGGCAACCCTCGGACCGAGGAGGGCAAACCAAGTCGAGGCCGGCTCTATCTAACAACACGACATGAAGCGGGGCAGTTACAGCGCTCTTACCCCAGATAGAGAGAGTCAACTCGATGGCCCGCTCCAACTGCTTAGGCGACACATCATGGCTGTTGGCCTGTACATCAGCCTCGTCCACGCTGAAGCTCGAGCTCGTAAAGCTGTCCTCCTCACAGACCGGTGCTGCGTCGTTGGGAGCGCTGTTCTCGCTCCCACAACCCGCTAGCACCAACGAAGCAATCACAAAGCGCACGCGAAACCCCTTTCAAGTGTGGCCAGCTCAAGCGCTAGTCACAGTTCGCTTTCTCTTCAACATCTGTGCCACTTGTTGAAGAGAATCGAAAGGGGTCTTAGAGGCCTTTTAGCGCGTTTCTAGTTGTTGATAGCGAATTGTTATTCACAGTAAAGTGTGTAGAACTTTTCGCGGCTTCAACAATTGCGGCTTTCTGTTCGTGTTCCCTCACTAATTTGTCAGCCTCAACTGCGTAACGCATTTCGCTAGGGCTGATGTGGTGGCGTGTAAGTATTATCTGCAATCCACGACGCGAGATGCCAAGCGCGGCCGCCGTGTTTGTTACATGCCAGTTATTCTCGCGCAGCGCCCGGACGATAACTACTTTCTGCGCCAAGAGCATCTCTTCATCGTAACGGGACATGTGCCTCACAATGAGCAAATGCCGCGCCGAGGGGCGGTGCAGCACTACTACGTACAACACTCCAATGTACTAGGTGCAAGTAATTTGTTGAAGACGAGGAGAGGCGTTTATAGAATCTTAGGTTCTAACGCTTTTTCCTACGAGTTGTTTTCATCGTTCGGTTTTTCCGACATGTTGGTGTGAGTAATATGCACCACACACATTACTCTCGCCCGCAACGCGTGAGTTGACGTGCGGGCTCGCGATCGCTCGCGTGAGATGCAATCCCTCTTGTGGCGCGCGGGTGGGCTGCTACTACTGAACACTTGTCTCCACCTTAATATAGCGGATGTCGGTATTTCTGGCCGCCACTCACACCACCACCCACCCCGACGCATCCCTCTGTTCCCCCCTCATAGGGGGGTGGGGCGGGAGGGAACTACGATAGGAGTTCACACACGCAGTAAAAATCCTGCCTGCCATGGGCCTTTTTGATTTCAAAAAAGATGTTGCTTTTTTCCAGGGTCTGGGTTATGACAAGGGCAGCTTATACGAGTATAAGCAACCCTGTCATACCACCCCAGTAGCTCACCTAATGAAATCGCTCACCTAACTACCTTCACGCGGTCCGACGAAATTGAGCAAGCTAACTACTGGAAAACTGGCAGAAGTGGAAGAATTTCCGCATCTGTTCACGGATTTATCTCGGCAGGGGCGGTGTGCGCTCATCCTCTGTGGACGCTGGCAACGAAATTTGTCCGCGTTTAGACTTGAAGAACTAGTGAAGGTGCTGGTCGTAGAGGAGCTCCTAGCTAAAGGTTTATTTGAACTCTTCTCTGAGAAGCAGCGCCTCTACAAATTGACGGAGCGTGGCAGCTCCCTGAGCAAACAAGTTTGGGGAATGCTCAGCTACCGCTGGCAGCAAAATGCAATGCGCTATGTGCGCAGCGCCTATGGGGCACATAGAGCTAAGTGGGTCTTTGCGAGTGAGCGAGAAAAGCTCCTCGAGTCTCGCTACACGACTTTGAACAAGATGTTTACGCGAGCCTGGCGGACAGACTTTAATTCTTCGCGGTTCCTGCTTGAGATGGAAAAGAAGAAGGGTGAGCGTCGCCCTCCGTTTCATGAGCTGGGGCGCCTGCCTGTTTGGGTTTTTCAGGTAGTTTGTGGAGCGCACGAGTTTGGTGGTGTGCCCACTACTTATTTTAGATCTAACAAACCGCGCTCTTTGGCTGCTCAAGAACTAGGAATGAGGGGCGTTATTCGTGTGCGAGTTACAACTGACAATCGCTGGTTCTTAACTCCGCTTGGATGTGAACTTGCTGAGGAATATTGTACGCAACGCGCCTATGAAGTAGATACTGAAGAGGATGGTGAAGAAGAGAGTTGAAGAAGAGAGTGGGCAAAGCGGTGCGGCTTACGTCGATCTTAGTGGGTTTCCTGAGGTCCCTCCTGATGCTAGGCCGCGCCGCATCTACTTTCTAAAGTTAGGGCTGCTGGACATCGAAACGTTGCGTAACCGCGGCTACGACCCGATGACTTTGTTTCAACTGCCGCGAGGTACGCCGGAGAGCGAAGATTTCTACCTACGGGCCAAAGCTCAAGCGATTGAGGAAGGCACCGTCACATCTGACAAGCTGATGAACGCCGCGCTAGAGCTCCAAATGAAGGCTGCCGGCATGCTCGCTCAAAAGAACCTCGGCGTTAAGGTCAAGGTCAATGTTAGGAGCGAAGACGTAGAGGGGATGTTGAAGAGCTGGGGGCAGAGTAGGTACACTCTGCGGGGGAATTCGACTGTCCAAGCCGCAAACCTCACCATGAAGCAGTTAACGTCAGGTGAAGAAAAGCGGCGGCGCGGCGGTAAAAGTAAGCAAGGTGTGAAGACCGAAATGTTGAAAGTAACCGGAATGCTGAAAGGCAAAACGAAATGAGCTGTGGCTGCCCCTTTGAAGGCTATGAGCTTGTTGAGTCGCAAAGCGAACCCGACGCCACGGCAAAAATTGAACGCTGCTCAACAACAGTTGGCTATCATCGAGTCCCGTGGACAGATGCTAGCGCTTACTACGAGGCGCTTGGTTGGAAGTATCGACACATGGCGGTGTTAGCCTTAGATGCTGCCGGCTTGCTGGAAAAATATGATGGCGGCATGATCGACGAAATCATCGCCGACCTGGAGAAAGAACATGAGCTACTACGCGCGTAAGCGCTGGGTTTTGGAAGTCTCTAGTGCTTCAGACTACTCGCGGCCCGTCACTTCAGCAGGCGAGTACACCAGCACGCCAGACGAATTTAGAGTCAACGATGTGATTGAGGTTGCGACCGCAGGACAGACTTATACGCTGAGCCATCTCAGCTCTGTTGAGCAGGTCCGCGTTACGAATCTCGACAGCACTAATTATCTTGATGTGACATTTCGCTCAGCGGCCAACGGCGCGACCGATAATAAAGTTAGGATTGCCGCGACCAAAACTTGGGACTGTCCAGACGTGACCGTTGCAAACAACCTAACGCTGACCGCGAACACGGCGGCGGTTTTGGTCAGCATCGACTACAGCGGGACTTAGTCAGAGTTTATAGCGTTTGGCGATAAACTCACTAAGGTTTGTATAGGAGATACACATGCCATCGAAGTCGCAGAAGCAACACAATTTCATGGAGGCCGTCGCGCACAATCCAGACTTTGCAGCGCGCGCGGGCGTCTCCCAAAAGGTGGGACGCGAATTCGTGGATGCTGACAAGGGTATGAAGAAGCCGCTACCGACGCGCTTGGCGAAAAAGACTAAGGCGAAGTGAGCCAGCAGCACCGCAACCCAGAAACGTACGCGGTTCCATTTCTCGACCGCGTCATTGCGCTACATCACGCCCATCGAAACGACAAAGAGTTTGGGCAGGAGCACAAAGACGGTGAGCGCGCGGCTTATCATTTAGCGGTTACCTGTCGCCACGGCGGCACGATGGAGAGATTGAATTCTACGTTCGCCTACTGGTGCAATTACTGCGGCTTTCTACAAACCGATGCCGACTTAGTGGTTAATGGAACACGCTGAGGTCATCCGCCAGGCGGCAAAAATTGTCAGGCGTGCTGGTCTTGAGGATAGTCCGCTCTGTACAAGTAACTTCCTTGACTACGCCGACCTTGTAAAAGACATCATCGCGAATTGGCCGCGCAAGAAAAGAACAGCCAAGGGTAAGGGGTTGAAAGATTTCCTCGAGGGGCTGAAGGAAATCCGTGACGACTTCGAGGCGCTGGTCGCTTCCGACCCGCTGATGATTTACAAACCGGCTCACCACGTGAGCCTTGAGTTTCATCAGTCGCTTGCGAAGTGGCGCTACTTCCGTGGCGGCAACGGCATCAGTAAGACTCAATCAGCGGTCGCGGATAATTACTGGGTCGTGACACGGCAGCATCCGTATCGTCCTTTGCCTCCTGCTGGCGGCTCAGTTTTCGTTATTGGAACCAACTTCAGCAAGTACGCGCCCGCGGTTTTCGAGACTAAGTACGTCCTTGGCGAGAACGGCAACCCGCTGAGCCCCGCGTTCCCCGAGGGCGGGAAGTGGTTTCATCACTACGACGACCGCAAACATATCTTAACGGTCAGCTGCCCTGAATGCGCTAGTAATGGAAAACCTAAGCAATGTCCGAGCTTACACATCAAGCCAGTCTTGAGATTGTTTTCGGACGTTGAGGGCCCCTCAGTTCTAGCTGGTGCGCGCTACGCACAAGGGCAGTTCGATGAGCAAATCAACTATCTCTTCTGGAGCGAGGCGCTCAAGCGCATCGAGAACGTTCCAAATTCAGGGCTGATCGTCACGGAGACACCTATCTACGGAAAAGCGTGGTGGACGCATTCGGTTTTGACGGTGCTTGCAGAGAGTAAGCCAGAAGAGAACCTCATTCCTGGCACTAACAAGGTCTTGGTGAGTCTGCATTGTATCGACCAGTACTCGGCGGGCCTGGTTCCGAAAGAAGACATTGACGCTAGCAAAATGGGCATGACCGAGCCGGAAATTCAGGCCCGCATCTACGGCCTGCCAGTCGCCGCGAATGAGCAATCAGTTCTAGACTTGGTCACGCTGTCGGTTATGCGTGAAGAAACCAAGCCGCCTCGCCTCGGCAATTTACTGCTCAAGGTAGAACACAAGGGCGCTTTCAAACTGGAGTCGCAACACGACCCAGATTTGCACGCGCGGGTCATCCTCGAGAAGGCGGACGAGAAACAGAAAGTCGAATTCAGAATCAGCGAGCAGGGCATGCTGTATCTTTGGGAGCCCCCTTTGCCCACGGAACAATACTTAATCTGTGCGGACGTGGCGCAGGGCCTGACAAAGCGGGATTACTCCTGTGCTGACGTCTACCGACTTAGGCTTGAGGATTTCCAAATCAACCTCGAACAGGTGGCACAGTTCCACGGCTGGATTAGTTCAATTCCCTACGGCGAAGAGCTGATGAAGTTGGCCATCTACTACAACAGTGGGGTTCTTGCTGTTGAGCGCAACGGCCCTGGCGACGCGACGATTCAGACCGTCAAAGACTTGGGCTACTGGAATCTGTATCAAGATTTGAACAGTGCGATCGCGAGCCGGCAGATGTTCGACCAGTTCTACGGCGTGGATACAACTTCAGCTAGTAAGCCGATGATGATTTCAATGTTGCAGTCAGCCATCAAAGACAAACGCACCGGCAAGCGCACTCTAATCATTAGGTCGAATGAGTCGCTGACTGAGATGGAAAACTATGTCCAGGCGCCGTCGAGCTCCGGCAAGACGTTCAAGTTCGGCGCTATCGGCACCATGCACGACGACCGCGTCATCCCGCCAGCCATCGGAGTGTACATTGTGAGGACAAACCCAAATGTGTACGATGTCGAGCTGGCGCGTTCCCGAAAATTGGACGGCGTTAACTGGCGCAACAAAGACGAACGGACGCAGAAATTTTGGAATGGCTTTCATCAACAATTGAAGCGGAAAACGGCGCGATGATTTTTATATATATACTCATGTTCCTCTCCCTTGCTGTGCTTGCGACTCTTGGGCTTGTCGTCCTGAGCCAGCAGAAAGCCAATCAAAGAGTTCTCGACTTCATGGATAACGCGCTCGACTCCATGAACAAGCTCGCTCAGATTGGAATGATTCACGCGGGCAGCAAGAATGCATCTGAGGCTGTTGCTGTCGTAGCGCAGACGCAGCTTGATTTGCCAGCTGCCGAAAATGGCCTTGCGGCAGAGCTTGAGGCTAGCAAACCAAAGAGATTGGTTGGATTCATCAGCGTTGATGCTGTCGGTAATCAGCGTCCGTTCTATTTTGACAAAGAGCCGCCGCCGCAAATGCTGGCTAAGATTCCTGAGCATCTGCGCATCTACAAAGACTAGGTGGGATTTATGGATATGAATAGGTTTACGCAGCCACCTCCTGGCGCTGCTGATGACCCAGACGCCTATCAGATGGCGATGGACGCGCTGCATCCTGTCGAAAGCGCGCCTACGGAAGCTAACGAGCCAACTCCTGACGCGCCGCCCGACGATGCGCTGAAAGCAGCTCTGTTAGAGCAAGCTGAGAAGATGAAACAGTTCTCTGAACAGTATCAAGATTCTGTTTCGACGAAGAATCAACAGAGCCAACAGCAAGCCCAGCAACTGCTAAAGGGAAATATCGATGAACAATCCCACTGACCCATTTGGCATTGTTGACGGCTATGCCGATTTACAAAAGGGCTCGCCGACGCACGATGAAACGCAGCTCGTCGGCAACATCCAAACGATTATTCAACAGGCACAGCAAGCACGCCGTGCGCGCGAACAAGCGTGGGAGTTCAACCTCGTCAATCTCAAGGGCGAACAAGTCCTAGCGCGGTCCCCCATCGACGGCACGACCATCCGCGTAACGTTCGATAACCAAGGCGGCGAGCTCCAATCGCAAGACAATGTCTTGCTCCCGACACACCGCGCGTTTGTTGGAAAGATGACGCGCATTGTACCTAGCTGCATCGTTCTGCCACGGACTGAAGACCGTGAAGACCAGACCGCCGCCGAGGTGATGGATTCACATCTCGACTATCAGTGGCGTCATCAGAAGATGAAGAAGAAGTACAAGCGCGCGATGGAGAGTTTGTCGTTCGCGGGGACGGGGATTCACGAGCTTTGTTGGGACCGGGATAAGGGCCGCTTGATTGGTTACTGCCAGTCCTGCTCTTACGGCTACGACACACTGAAGCCGGGTGATCAGTGCCCCGCGTGTGCGATGCAGGCCGAGCTTTCGATGCAGGGCGGTATGGCTAATCCAGCGATGACTGGTCAGTCAGTGCCGCAGCCAAGCATTCTTGTAAAGGCAATGGACGGTGACATTGTTGTTGATGTCTTAGACGTCCGCGAGTTCTTTCCGCAGCCTGGCATTCCAGACCTCGAGAATATGCAGTGGTGCTACACCAAAAAGCCCGTCGCGGTCGCGAAGCTGCGCAAGATGTTCCCTGAGGCCGCGGACGTCTTTTATGAAGAACAAGACATCCACACAGATAGGTCGGTTACTTTCAGCCGTGAGGCTGTTGGAGTTCAGATTGAGCAGCATCAGCTCAAAGGCCACGCCAACTTGTTTACTATTCATGAAGCTCCGACAGGAGAACATGAGCGTGGAAGAATCATCTTCTACGCAAACGGTCGCGTGCTGCGTCAACAACCCAACATCTACTACGAGCTCTTTGGGCGCTTCCCTTTTTTCATCTATCGCGCAGACCGCTACGAGGGAGAATTTTGGGGCGGCGCTCCGATCGACCAAGCGTGGCACTTGCAGCGCGAGCGCGACGCGCTAGCAACGAGTGTAAGGTCTCATCGTGAGCTGACACTCAACCCTGTTGTGATGGCCGGCACAAACAGCGGAATGGACATGGAGCGCCTGACTACAGTCCCTGGTCAGGTCATCAAAATTCGCCCGAACCCACTGGGCAAGCCATCTTTCATGCCGCCTGCGCAGCTCCCTCAGCATGTCTACGGTGAGTTCGATCGCCTGGCGACGGCGATGCGAGACAAATTCGGTGTGACCCCTCACGAAGTGGGTCAGTCAGCGCCTGACCAATCAGGTCGTTACGCTGCGATGCTAGAGAGTCAAGCGAGCGAGGCGGTGGGTCCGTTCTTGATTGAGAACTTGGACGAATGGCTGGAGCTGCACCGCTGCATTCTGATGCTCGCGCAGCGCTGTTACGCGCCTGACCGGCGCTGGGCGATTCGTGGCTATGATTACCCGAAAAGCTACAGCTGGGACCAAGCCAACATTCGCGAGGGCTGGGACCTTATTCTTGCTGATGAGGATAGCCTCTCGAAGAATCCAGCGATGCGCTTGCAACAAGTGATGATGCTCCTTGATAAGGGTGTCTACACTGACGATGCGACAGGGCGCCCCGATAAGAAAAAGTTCCTGCGTCAAGCAAACCTACGAATGCCGGGGAGTGGGCCAGACCTTGACGCGCAACACCGTGCTTACGCCGCTGCCATTCCTGACATGATTGCTCGTGGCGAATATCGCGGCCCGCTGCCGTGGGATGACGCGGTCATGTGCTGTGAAGAGATTGTGAACTGGCTGCGCGGTTCTGGACTGCACGCGCCCGACCCGCTGGTCAGTCAGATTTACCAAGTGTGGACTGTCTACGCGAACGCGCTCAATCCGCAGGACCCGCGGGCGATGGGCCTGTTCCCGAACCCCGCTCTTGCGGGCGGTCTCCAGCAACAGCAACAGCTTAACGCACCGCAGCAAGCGCAACCTACTCAGCCTGCCGGTTCAGGGGCGGGCGGCTTTGCCGCGCCCCCACAAGTCGGCCAACCGCAAGACGTGAACCAACAAGTTCAGAGTGCGGACAAGATGGCTGAGGGCGTTGCTAGGGCTGGCATGAAACAAGAGGGCTCCTCTGTGTCTGCATGAAAAAGTCTTGCAAACATTGCCAGAAAGAGTTTGTGCCCGAGCGCGCAATTGCAGCGTACTGCTCACTTGATTGTCGAATTGATGGGCGTGCCGTACTTAATCGTGCCGCTAGACAGCGCGCCCCGCGCCCTCGAATGGCGGAAGTGGTTAGAATGGATGTTTTTGAGCGTGACGGGTTCAGTTGTGTGTACTGTGGGAAAAGCAGCTACGAAGATCGTGTGATTCTAGAGGTAGACCACTTAATTCCTATTTCTGGGGGCGGCACGGAGGCCACTGAAAATTTAGTGACCGCATGTAGGAGCTGCAACCATGCTAAGGGAACTAGAATCATTGCTGAGGAAATTCGTAAACGGATAGAAATTCGTACAAAGAAGAGCACTGCACTACATGTAGTGTAGGGTTGACTTAACCACCCGCTCACAGCACAATCCCTAGGCCAACATACCGGGCTTAGGGGCAAAGAGGGTCGCGACCTACCGCTGTGAACGCCTCCTGAGAACTCGGGTTCAAACTCGAGTGGCACGCGTAACGTGCTGGAGGCGGAATGAGTGCAGTAGCAGCAGGTGCAGCAAGTTCTTCAGCAGCTCCGAGCAATACTCCGAGCCAAGTTAGTTCAGCTCCGAGCGAAGCCGGAAGCTCGTCTGAGAGAGTGCAGGATATCTTCGAGGCTGTGGATGGTGTTGGGGTTAAACCCAGCATCCCCACTATTGAAGAGCGCAAGAAGGTTAAGGCCGCAAAGCCGAAAGTCGAAGGCGCAAAGCCGCCTGCAAATGCAACACCTGTTGAAGATTCTACTGACCAGTTGGCCGAAGTCGAAAAGTTTATCAATCAGGAACTGAGTCCAGGCGAGCAAGAGATTGCTGACCGCGTGGGTCAAGAAGGCGCTGAGCCTGAGCAAGACCCTGCGACACGCGGTGAAAAGCGTTTTCAGGAACTGGCAAACGCGCGGCGTGATGCAGAGGAGCGTGCTGGCCGAGCTGAAGCGTACACGCAACAGCTAACGCAGCATCTCCAGGGTTTTCAGCAACAAGTCTCTCAGGCGTTTCAAGAGATGCAGGTGACCAATGCGCGCCTGAGTGCTCAAGTTGAAATGCTTTCGCGAGGAACGCAGCCGCAAGAAGAAGTCGACCCGGAAGTTCGGGTCATGGACCGTCTCTCAAACGCAGCGCTTGAAAAGCTGGCGCCGCAGGTTCGGAAGTACATCGAGCCTGTGATGCAAGAACTTCAGACGCTGAAGCAAGAGAAAGCGGAAGCGGCAGCGTTGGCAAGAAGCACTGAGAACAAGAACCGCTATCTCAGCGATGCTGACACTCATACGGTCAACACCGTGCTCAGAGGAATTCCTGAAGAGTACATCACTCCTCAGCATCGTGAGGACTACAAGTCTGACGTTCTGTCTACGATGTACGCGTATCGCACTGATGCGCCAAACGCCGCGAAGATTGTGCGGGAGAAGAATCTCCGCAATGCGCTGCTCTTCATCAAGGCGTTTGGCAAATCGAAACAGGGTGCGCGAGAAGCCGGTGCGGCGGCCCCGCCTGTTCCGGGCCGTGGTGTTAGCGCGACAAGCGCTGGCGCTCAAAATCAACAAGTACCATCACTACAACTCTTAGCTAAGCACGGTTTTACGGGAGACCAAGCAGCCCTTGATTGGGCGTTCGCTGGGTCCCCGCCGCTTAGCTAGTTACTTTAGGAGCATACAACTATGCCGTCTCCAGGCGTTGGAATTACTGACTTCGGGGCGAGTTTCATCAAGTATCTTCCCGGCGTCACTATGACTTTGAATATGACGAGTCCTGCTCGTCAGATTCCTCTCGGCAAGGTGAAGTGGGAAGGTGACCGTCTTCTGAAGAAGGTCCACGTCCAGCTCAACACTGCCATCACTTCGGTGTCGGACGGCGGCAGCATCCCGGTTGCGGGAAAGCAGACCTACGTCGACAGCGAGGCGTATCGCAAGTTCTGCGTTGCGGCGGCCCAAGTTACCGACGGTATCTTGCGTAACGCGGCGACCACGGAAAATGCGGCTATCACCGTGACGAAGTCGGAACTCGAGACGCTGTTGAAGAGCGTCCGCATGTACGAAAACTTCATGTTCACGCGAGACGGCACGGCAGTTGTGGCGACTCTCGGCGCGACCACGAGCGGCGCGACTATTACGGTTAGCGACGGCCGCGGGTTCTGGGACAATCAGACCTACGAGCTGCGCGACGCCACCACGCCGACCACCATCTATGACAGCTTCACTGTCAGCAAGACGGCGCGTGCGTTGACGAACGGCGAGGCGACTTTGACTTTGGCCTCGACCCTCGCGTCGAGCGGCCAGTCGACGGGCAGCTACATCAGCTGGAAGGCTGGTGACGATGCGGCGTACGGCAAAGTTTGGACGGGTCTTGGTAAGTTGATCGACGACGCGTCCGGAACTTTCCAGAGCGTCAGCACTACGACCTACCCGCGCTACACCAGCCCGGTCTTGGACAATGGCGGCACGAAGCGCCCGCTGACTCCGACCCTGTTTCGGCAGATGCTTGCCATGATCAAACAGGAATCTGGTCAGGACGCGAACCGTGACATCACTGTCCTCACCTCTGTGTGGGATGGCATCAACGTCGAAGAGCTCTACGAGGGCGATGTCCGCATCACCCCAGAGACCAAGACGGTTGGCCTTGTGATGCCGACGTTCCAGACCGCGTTGGGGAAAGTCAGCATCATGACTGACCCGCACGCGCCATACGGCACGATGTTCTTCATTGACCGTAACGAGATTTCGCGTGCAGTGCAGGCGGACCTCGATTGGCGTCGCAGCGACGGTGGCGGCATCTTTGAGCGGTCGAACAACTTCCTTGGTTACTACGCGAACGCCGTGGAAATCAGCGAGCTGTTCATCGACCAGCGCAACCGCTGCGGCAAAATCAAAGACCTCAAGGTCACGGCCAAGACCGCTTACTAAAGAGGTGACCCCATGCCAGGACCTAGGTTAGGGCTTAGCCCCATGAATTTGGCGCCGGAGGGAGATTCTACGAATCTCCTCGACAGCCAATGGGGCGTTATCCCATTTCGGGTGGATGTCACTACAGACACTTCTGCTACTTCCTTCAAAGTCTTCCCCTCTGGCGCGCCGTTCACGTGCCGCGTCATTGGGTTTGAGGGAATCATGCAGGGTGCTGGAGCAGGCGGCATGACGATTGTGTTGAATTCGAATGCTGGCACTGCCATCACCGATTCAATCAGTCTTGCCGCGCTGCCGGACCAAGCAAAGTGGGATTGCGCCACCATCAATGATGCACAGTGGACTGTTAACAAAGGTGATGTGTTGTCGGTCGTGACTGCAACGTCGCCGCTTACGCGAGCAAGCGTCATTCTTGTTCGAGTGGAGGTGTAAGATGCCAAACACTCCAGGACGAACACTTGCAAACGGCAAGGTGGAAGTCGGTAACGCGAGCGGAGTAGCAGTTGCTGTTACTCCATCTGGCGATGTGACTTTCACTAATGCAGGTGTTGCATCTATCGGTGCAGGCAAGGTGACATCAGCAATGATGTCGGCGTTGACCATTCGGTACGCGACGATTTCGTTGAATGCAACTCAAGCGTGCGCGCTCAATAGCGCGCCGCAGACGGTTGTGGCGGCGCCCGGCGCTGGATTTGTCACCATTGTTCACAGAGCAATCTGTGTACTCAACTTCAGTGGCGCGGCAATCACGGCAAACGGTATTGTGGGTCTCTATGAGACTGACTCTGCCGGGCAAGTGATTACTGGCACATTGACTTTGGCTACATTTCTAGGCGCGAGCGCTGACGTTATGAAGACAATCCAACCGATTGATAGTGCTACTACCGGCACCACGCGATTGGACAACAAAGCAATTGTGTTGAGTCAAGCAACGGGTGATTCAACGAAGGGCTCTGCGACTTCAACAGTTGATGTGCATTGTTGGTACAGCACCGTTCCACACGGTCTTTAATTAATTAAGGGAGAATCGAAATGGCTGTTCGTAAATTTACTGACGTAAACTTTGAGGCCACGGGGCAAGCTATTCAGCTGCTCTCGACTGGCGCTGTCGTCGCAGGTGGCGACACCGATGTGAACTGGATTTTGATGGGGTCGCCCCCGGAGCAGTTTGAGTGTTCGACTCTTGCGGCGTCGACTGAGAAGCTTTGGAAGAAACACGCGACCTTGACGGGAATTGTCCCGCCTGTGGATGCGACCAACAATGAGGGCTTTGAGCTCACGCAAGGTATTCTTGCTGGCGCGAAGTCACGTTTCACAGTTGGTACCGACCCGGCGTTTTATTTTTCGTGCCGTCTTGGACTCACTACAGTTGCTGACTATGACGTCCTCGTCGCCGGCTTCCGTGGTAAGTTGACTACGGGGCCAGAAGCGTACGCGGCGGTCGCGTCTGTTGATACGCCCGCAGAGATTATCACGGCATATGATACCGTCGGCGGGGTTAACGTACAGAGCGGCACGTTACACGGTGTTACTCGCCTCGCGGCCGGTACTGGTGTCGATACTACGCTGACCACTACGTGGGCGGATGCAGCTGTGAAGACGTTGACTGTTAAAGTCAGTGCAGCTGGCGTTGTCACTGCGGCAGTGGACGGTACTGCGTTGGCTGATTTTGTCAGCGTAACGTTTGCGGCCGGAACTGTGGTTAGTCCGTATCTCCTTGGCGTGAAGGGCCAAAATGGTGCGACGAGCACCTTGCAGCTCAAGCGCTGGACTTGCGGCTATCAATAAATTCTTTTTTCTAGGAGCTAACTACAATGGCAGCTGCAACTGTATCTAAATCTTTTGAGTGGCGGGCAGAACCATACTTCGTCCACGAGGTCGAAGTATCGAGCATCACGTCAGATCAAACTGAAAACATTGCTAATGGGTCGCCGACAGATAAATCGGGTGTTGGTATCGTTCCGGAAAAGGTGGAATGTGAAGTTATCACTCCACCTACCGTGCTTTGCACGATGTCTTTCTACCGTGTGAAGGCCAGTGACTCGACTACGAACAACACCTCAGCGGTGAAGTTTGTCGCTGAAGCTGGCGGTGATCTTGTGGGTATGGTGGCGAAGGTTAAGTTCTTCTTTAAGGAGAGCAAAGCCGGCGGCATCTCAAGCACTAGCTGAGGTTATTCTATGCACGCGCCTGATTGGGTTAGTGACGAGCTGTATCGAATTCACAAGAACTGCCGCTTGGGTTGGGTCGGGCAGGACCGCGAAGGTCCTGACGATGAACTCAACAAAGGCACCTTTGGTTTGATTCAGCTGTATCACCGGCGCGATGCTGAGAAGACGTACTTCGGAGATTTCTGGAACGACCGAGGCCCAATCTTCGGTCGTTCTTTTGATTCGTTGTTTTGGGTTCCCATCTACATCGTCGATGTTCCGCCCGTGCAGGTTTTTGACGGCACTGTCATTGAGCTGCTCAAGCGTTGGATGATTCCGTTCAAGCAGCGCTACATGGAGGCAGCCCTCGAAAAAGGTCAGCAGTACAAGACGATGGTGGACGATCTCGCGGGCGAGCAGGGTAGTTACATGTTCTGGAAGAGCCGCCAGACAGATGCCGCCAGCGATCGAACTACGACGTATGCAGAGACAACTGAGGAAGATAAAAAAGTCCTCGCGGGCGAAAAACTGACTGACCTAACGCAAACGTTCACCGAGCTGCCGGCCGAAGCTCAACCGATGGAGTAGCCGCGTGTCCGAAGAGCGCCGCAACTTAGCTTGGCATCGCAAGGCCGTTTCACGAATCGTCACGTTCAATGCGCGGCAGACTGACCAAGCTTTTGCTGGTGCGACCGCTAATGACCAATACGGAATTATTGATTCTGCAATCAATGAGGCCGCGCGTGAAGAGCGTACATACATTTTCAACAACAGCGGCACCGAGCCATTGCGCCGCGTTCAGTCTCTAACTTGGTCTGCTGATGACGCAACTCTCACGCTCCCAAACATCTACGATCCAAACGATGTTATCGCAATCACGGACATCACAAACGACGCTGTGGGCCAGCCGATTTTCGTGATGAGCAAAGCGCAAAATGCGCTGACGTTTTGGAAAGATTACAACACGCTTCAGTGGGGTAGCTCAGGCCCAGGGCGTGACATGACGATTGAAGTCGCTTTCATCGCGCAAGCGCCCGAGCTTACAGAAACCACACAAGAGTTTTCTTTCATACCTTACGCTCATCGCGATCTAATCAACTGGTCCGCGGCGGTCATTCTGTCTCTCGAGGCTGACCAAACTCCTACTAGGTCATGGGTAGATCGCCGCGATGATTTGCGTGAGCAGCTTGAGCTCGCGCTATCAAAGGGCAAACCGCTCACTACGAACGTCCCGCGGATTCAAAACCAGCGCACGCGGCGCTTACTGTAATTTTTGGAGATAGAGTTCAATGGCCTTGTTGACAATTCAAAACCGCACCGAAGTTCAGCAGCATGCTTACATGGACACGGGGCATCGCCACACCTTGGAGCCGTATGAAATTCGTGAGGTCCCGGAGGAAATTGCGCATGCGTTTCTTCTTCAACGTGCGCCGAGCGTGCAGAAGTATGATGTTGTCATTCTTCCGCCTGCGGCTGGCGAGCGCGTAGTTTGGCTCGCGAATATGACCGGCAACCCGTTTGCGCCGGATACTGTCAAAGTACTCAAGCAAGACCCCAAGACGGGTTTTGAAGTCGCGCACGAATTCCCGAATCAGCTCAAGAGCCCGATGCCGGTGACGCGCGAGATGGAGACGTCGCAAGAAATTGTTATGGGTGACAGCGGTAAGGAGAGCATCTCACACCCACCCATCACGATTACGCTCCCGCCTTACAAGCGTCATCCTTTCGGCGCGACGATTGCTGAATGGATGTTGCGGCGCGACGCGCAGATGGATGAGCTATCAGTCGGCAAGATTGCTGCCGTCCGAGCGCCGTCCAATTTTGAGCCGAACGACTCATGGGACTTCCGCGACATCGTTGTCTTTGCGCACATGGTTGAAGACTTGGATTGGATCAAGTTGTTCAACTTGAAGGATGAAACTGAGGCGCAGGCAAAAAAATCGAAGGCGGTCCTTCTTCAAGCTTTGTTCTTCCGTCTCTGCGACCACCGCTACGCGCTGCCGACTGAGCCGGCGTTCAAGCTGAAGTTGATGGACGTGACTGAGCGGTCGATGAAGATTGACGCTGAGAAGAAGGCGCAGGATGCGCAGCGTCAGCAACAACACAACAAGCAACAGCAGGGGAGATAACACATGAAACCAGGATTCTTTTCATCTGAGTTTGCGGTGACCATGGCAGGCTTTGCGGCCGCGTTCCTAAACAAGAAGTTGGGTCTGGAAATTGACCCGTCCGTGTTAATGGGACTCCTCGGCACTGTTGCGGCGTACGTTGCACAGCGCGGTTGGCTGAAGACCAGAGCTCCATCCCTTGTGGTTCAGCCGCAGGGCCTGCCGCCGTTCATGGCCAGCGCCGAGATGAGCAAGAAGATGTTGGAAGACGCTAAAGCTGCTCAGTGAACAATGGGCAGGCAAGACTACAAGTACATCGAAACGCCGCTCATAGGCGGAATCAATCAGGCCGCTGAAGTGGCGGACATGTCTGAGTGCGCGGATGCCCGTAATGTGTGGGCGCCGCGCGGCAAATTGGAGCAGCGTCCTGGCTACCTGGGACGCTGTGTCTTGCCTGA